ATGACCGTCAAGGCGCTGGAGAAGCTCACAGAGATCAAAGTTCGTTCGGCCAAGCCTGGGCCGAAGAACTACAAGCTTTCGGACGGCGGCGGCCTGTACCTGCTGATCAAAGCCGATGGCGGTAAGTACTGGCGTTATGACTATCGGTTCATCGACCGCGCCCGCACGATGGCGCTGGGTGTCTATCCCGAAGTCACGATGAAGGCGGCGCGCGACAAGCACAAGCAGGCGCGCCACCAACTCGCAGTTGGCGTCGATCCGATGGCGCAGCGGAAAACCGAAAAGATCACCGCGCGTACGGACATGCAGGCCGATTTCGAGGCCGTGGCGCGCGAGATGTGGGCCAAGAAATTGACCGCCGGGCGCTCGCCGGGCTACGTCGATTCGATCCTGGCAAAGCTTGAGAAGGATGTCTTCCCTTGGATCGGTGGCCGCACGCCCCGAGACCTAGAGCATGACGAGCCTACGCTACTAGCCCTGCTGCATCGCGTGGAGAAGCGCGCACCGGAAACTGCGCGGCGGCTGCGCGGAATCATGGGGGATGTGTTCCGCTATGCCATGACCACAAGCCGCGCGCGGCGTGATCCAACGCAAACTCTAAAGGGCGCCGTCATTACGCCCAAGGCCGGGCATTTCGCGGCGATCACCACGCCGGACAAGTTCCGCGACTTGCTGCGGGGGCTTCACAGCTATTCGGGGGAGCTTGTCACGCAATGCCTCTTGCAGTTGTCGCCGCTGGTATTCCAGCGCCCGTCTGAGCTGCGAGAAGCGGCATGGGATGAATTCGACCTGGCCGGAAAGAACTGGGGCGCGCCCATGTGGGAGATTCCGGCAGCACGCGCAGAGGCCGAAGGGGATACGAAGATCACGCGCACCGGATGGGAATCGCACCTTGTGCCGCTGTCGCGCCAGGCCGTGGCCATCTTAACGGCACTGCAACCGCTGACGGGCCGTACGGGGCTGGTGTTTGCGTCTCAGCGCAAGCCAGGACAGCCGCTGTCCAATAACACCGTACGGGCCGCGCTCATGCGCCTGGGCTTCGCGGGCGAGATGACGGCTCATGGGTTCCGCGCATCGGCGAGGACGTTGGCTGCGGAGCGGTTGGGAACCCCTGTCGAGGTATTGGAATTGCAGATCACGCACAAAGTGGCCGATTCGCTAGGCCGTGCCTACAACCGCACTTCGTTCCTGCAAGAGCGTGTTCATTTCATGCAGGAGTGGTCCGACTATATGGACACCTTGCGGCTCGGCGGCAAAGTGCTGCCTCTGGTGCGCGCTGCTTGATCGGCGGGGGCGGTAGCAAAAAAGCTGTGGAACTGTGGCAAACCGTGGAACCAGGTTGCACAGCTATATAAATCAACGGTTTGCGTCTAGATTGCGCAATGTTTGAGCCACAGTTTCGCCACAAAATGGGGTTTGAAACTGTGGCTCAATTTTTGACCACTTATCCGAAATCGTGGCATCCGTCTTTTCTTCTTCGCCTTCTTTCTTTATCTCTATCTCTTTGTTTTTAAAAAGAAAGAAGAAAAGATAGCGAGGAACAGAAGGAATTGAGTCCCACAGAAAGTATTGCAAACCGTGGGGTTTCAGGCCGAAATCGTGGGATTTTGGAGTGGTTTCGGCGGCAACTTCCTGTACAACATCAAAGAGTTATAGAGAAATAAGGCACGTAACCACAGGGGAATTTAACCGCATGCCAACCCGGCGGGGCAATTTCCGCCCCTTGTCGTGCAATCTTCGCTTGACGTGCGGCGGGTCTAGTGATCCAGGTTCGACCAGCTCCGGGGAATGTTGATACGAGAGTAGGGTTATTGGAAAAGGAAGAAAGCCCGCGCGCGGCGGGCTGTTAAGGTGAGGCCAGAAGGCCGATTTATGCCGGCCGCTGTGCACTAGAGTCTTCGCCAACCAGGTCGGGCGTCACGTACAGGCCGAGCTGGGCCAATTTGTCGAGGCGAATGCCGGTCAGGTGTGCGGCACGCTGGCCACGCACGCGCTTTTCCACGTCGTCTAGGGGTTTACCGCCGGCCATGGCCACAACGCCTGATTGCATGAGCTGTTGTTTGAAGATGCGGCCGGTCTTGACTGGCAAGGCGTCGAACTTGGCACGCAAATGCGGTGCCGTGGATAGATGGTCCATTACGTGATTTGGGCGCAGGAATAGGGCCATCTGGTCCTGCCCCTGTTCATCTATGACGCGATCAAAAGCGTAGGGAAAGGAGAACCGCCGCGCCTCAATCTCAGACAGCAGGATTTCCATGATCCAGACCCAGGGCAGGCGCGTACCGTTGGTGTCCGCGATGTGCGTGTTCATTTCGGTGATCAAATTGTCCGCGAAGCCGCCCTGCGTCGCCTCAATGCCGGCGAACTCGCACACAAGCAGCCAGGCAGTCATAACGGCCGCATAGTTCTCCATCATGCGCTTTGCTGTCGCGTCGCGCTCCTCCGATCGAGCGCGCCGCACGCAGCCCGCCATGCACCTGGCATGCAGATCCCGGATCCGTGCAGGCTGCTGGCCAGCCAGAAAATGCAGCCATTCCCACACAGGAAATTGAGGCAGGTCGTGGGGGATGACCGCACCTTGGCGCGCCACCGATAGAGACGTGCGGCAAAGTTTCGATTGCAGGCTTTCGACGTCGACCTCTTCGCCGGCCAGGAGAACCGGCGCGCACATCAGGTATGGCGTTAGGGTTGCGCCAACTCGGGTGAACTCAAATCGGTAGGTCGCCTGTAGCAGTCCGTCGATGTCCGACAGCACAGCCTTGGGGAGCTTGGAAAATTCATCCCAGCCGACGGGCTGCGTGGTGTAGGACACGGAGGCACGCCGGCGGTGGTCTGTCTTGAGCATCTGGCCCGATAGCACCTGAAACGCGAGGGTTGATTGCAGACTTTCCAGCAGCTTGGATTTGCCGGAACCCTTCTCGGCCTGCATTTGTAGATGAGGGTAGAAGCCCAGAATGGCCTTGATGTGTGCACCAAGCACCCACACCAGCGCAATCGCTGCCGCGTTGTCTTGGAATGTCGCTTGGTACGCTTCGATGACTGCTGCGGCGTTTTCGCGAGAGCCGCGCGGAAACTGCATGTTGTAGTACAGGCACTGCTTTTGCGGCTCCATGAAATAACAGTCTTTTCCCTCTAGCGCTGCCGGCTGGCCAGCACGCCAAGCCAAGCCTACGAAGTTCACCACGTCGCGCGCGCCCAGGTGGGCGGTGCGTTCGAGAACGGTAATCATGCGGGTGAACTGTTGCGGCATCCAGACCTGCCCGAACTTCGCCCGCCACCATTCAAGGTTGTACAGGCGCTCATCGCTGACGACTTCACGTTGAAGCGCGGCGCCATGGCGCGGCACCTGAGCGCTTACGCCGAAAACGGTCTCGGGCTGAGTATCGGGCTGACCGCTCAGCGTGGCCAAGTGGCTTTGAATCCGTAGGCGGGAAAAGCCCGCCACACGGAACGAGCACATATCCTCTAGGTCTTCTGACCGTTTGCCGTCCTCCTCGTCGCTATCCTTGAACTTGGCCACGTACTGCGTGAAATCGTCCTTGACGCGGTACCGCCAGTACACACCGAAGTCATGCCCCGGCAGAAACACGCGCCGGGTACCGTCGAGGCGCTCGGGGTCGCCGCCTCCGGGCATGCCGGGGATAAGCCACGCCTCTAGCGTGCGCAGGCGGCGGGTTAGCTCATCCTCGCCCCGCTTCGCCAGCACATCGTTAATGTCTTCGCCCTCGTCCCAATCGTGCATGTCCACCAGCAAGGAACTGATGTCTTGGGCGGTAAGGATTTCCGACAGGCGCCAGGCTGCGGCCAAGCCGGGGCGCAGCCGGCTCCGCTCGTTGATCGGGTCGGCATGATCTAGCGCGATGCGCACGTTCTTGCCGCGCAGGAATGACCAATCTATTGCCTCCACGTTGCCAGTGCCGCGAATCGCATAAGCCGCGGTGCCCGCCGGCAGATGGGCACACTCCACTGATAGCGCGTTGATCGGGCTTTCCACGATATACACGGTATGCGCGCGTTCCAGCCGGCGCCGGTCGCTCGTCCAGCCGTGGCCCAGTTTCTCGCCCTGACATTGCGTCTTCACGCCGCCATTGAGCTGGGCGTTTTCGTATCGCAGATCGACGGCCGCCACCTGAGCGCCGCCGGCGGCGCGGACAATGAACGCCGCGCCCGGCCCGCCATGGCCAGGTTCACCGGCCGCTACCTTGTCACTGCGCCAAATGTTCCAACCGATTGCGCGCTGTTTGAGCGCGAGTCTGGCCACATCCTCGCGGACCTTGCGGCCGACCAGGTAGGCAATGACCGGCTCGGGGCTGGAAAGGCAACGATCAGCGATGTGGTCCACCATGCTTTTACGCTCGGTGGAATTCCCGGCTTCTAGCGGCTGGGGCAGTGGCATGGGCAGGCCATACCATTGCCCGAGCAGTTTGGCGGCGTCTAGGGGCGTTTCCGCCGCATTGCAGTACATCACCAGGTCTATGGCCGTTCCGCCCTCGGTTGTACCGCTCCAGTCCTTCCACATGCGCCCCTCTTTGAAGACCGAAACCGATGCGGTCTTGTCTGTGTGGTGCGGGCTGTGATAGTTGCCTTTCGCGCCATGGCGCTTGAGGCCCAGGCGGTCGGCCAGGTCGTGCAAGTCGATATCGCTTTTCAGGCGGTCAAACCATTTGGCCATCGCGGCATTCGGGACACGTGCTTGCATTTCACTTCTCTGTTTGGGGGTCGGCCCGATATGTGCCGGGCGAGGCAATCCAGGCTAGGACTTCGCGGCCTCGATAGCGCGTGCATCGACTTCCCAGCGTCAGGGGTTGCGGTGCAGTCATGGCTTTGACATGGCGATGCCATGTGGCACGGCCAATACGCACAAAGCCCGCAATGTCGTTCCATGAATAGAGGGCGTCAGGCAGGATTTGATCGGGGGCAGGCCGGCTAGGGCGCTTGGCTTTCGCCGCCGTCACGGTCAATTCGGGTGCGGGTTGACTGGTCATTGCTAATCCAGGTCTGCCGCGCAGGCGCGTTTGAAGTCAGGGCGGTGCGCGGCGTTGGGTTTCGGATGGCGTTGGGGCGGCGAGGCCGGCACGCTGGCTTCTGGGTGGTGGTCGAGACAGGGGGCACCGACCAGGGCACGCGCAGTGATTTCCAAGCAACGCCTAAGAAGGGGGCATTGCAATGCCTCTTCTAGCGTGCCGCGCAGATGTGCCGCAGCGTGGGCGCGTTGAAGGTCTGCGCGCATCAAATCAGCCCAGCAGATTACGTTCGCGCAGCGTGCGCATGGCGGCAGCGTGGACGGTGCAGGCGGCGGTAAGCATGTGGCCGGAAATGACGGCGTCGCCGGCGGCGGCGGTCAAGAAAAGGGATTGCCCCGGTTCATAGGCGCCACGAACAAGGTACTCGGTTAGTTTGGCCAAGGCCTTTACCTCGTCGTCGTTCATATGGGTTTCGATGCGGGCATGCACGGGGATGGCGGGCATATTTAATTCCTTTAGAAAACAGTTATCCGTGGCGGGCGCCAGAACGCCCGCCAGCAAGACGGAAACAAGGGGGGGTAGGGGCTAGTGGGCGCGCGCTTGGCGGGGCGCCTGTGCGGTGCCGTGGGCGTCCAGAATGACGGCAAGCTCTGCGGCTGAAATCACGCGGGTGGCGCCGGATGTTCGGTCAATGACAAACAGGGCATGGCTCGTACTGCGGTCCATGTCCAGAGTCAGGCGGCTACGGGCGCTCGATACCTCGGCGATGGCCTGCGCGGCTTGTGTGGCGGCCGTGCGCTTCGAGCAGTTGGCCACGGCCATCAGGTATGCAGTGCAGCGTTCAAGCAAGAGGTTGTCGCGGAATGCGGCGGGGCGTGTGCCGTGTGCCAACTCAACGGCCAGGAACTGATGGGCTTGGTCCGCCAGAAAATTCCGATTCCAGTTCACGGAACCACTCACAACGGAAAGGTGGGCGTTATTCGTTTTCATGGTCGAGGCTCAGTTGACGTGGATCGGAGGAAGCTGCAAGGCGTTGTCGAATGATTTCAGCCTTGGTGGACATGGGCAGATGGACATTCGGATTGGGTATCGATGCCGGCGAGACGGTGCGGACTGCTTCCAAGTGCGAAACCCACGTATGTCCGCATGTGATGTCCCGGCATTGGAAATAGAGAATTCGCATGGTGGGAGAGACGATTTCGCTCGTGCGGACCGTCGCGAACTTGTTGCAGTGAGGGCAGTGCTGGCCAAGCACATTCATTTCGCACCGCCGCGACGCCGGGGGGTTGAAGCGCCGGCCGTTTCGCGCTGGTAGTCCGCTAAACCGCGCCGGTACATCAACAGGGCGAACTGTCCGGCAGACCGGGCATCGGCTTCTGCCAATGCCTTGCATTGCTCAAATTCCAATGTGTCCATACGCAAGCCAACCATGGGGCGTTGCACTCGTTTGGGCGCTGGTCGGCGCTTGGATGGTGTATGTTGCATGGTGTGACACTCTGCTTTGTGACGTGACGCAGTGATTATGCTCTCAAACGAGAGCATTCGTCAATAGGATTGCACTCAAATGACTACATCGAACGAACGACTTGCAGAAGAACGTGCGCGGCTCGGCCATGGGCAAAGCGAATTTGCGGCGCTTGGGGGCGTGGGAAGGGGCGCGCAAGCGAACTATGAAAAGGGGCTGCGGCAGCCAGATATGGCGTACCTGGAGGCCATTTCCCGGGCTGGCGCGGACGTGCTTTACATCGTCACAGGCGCCCGCGCGCTATCTGAGCGCGACTTAGAGGCAGATCTAGAGCGTTATGGCAAAGCCTGGGAAACCCTGGAACTTGCCCTTGAAGCCGCCGGCCGTGAACTGAGCCCAGCGAAAAAGCGCAAAGCCGTTGATGCGCTGTTCAAGGCCAGCAAGGCCGAAATCGCAATCGACCAAAGCAAATTGACAGAGTTGGTCTTGCAGTTGGCGGCGTAACGCGCGCGCCATTTTTATCAAGGAGAAGTCTGTGTTTCGTAGAGCAATGGGTCTGCTGGCCTTAGGCGTGCCGCTGGTCGCCGGCGCGGCGGGCAACTGGTACGAGGGCGGGACGCTTCACAAAGCCACGCTGAAAGAGTGGGCCGGTGCCGTGACGCAGAACAAGATGGCCACCATGGCGGATATGGTCGTTGGCGCGAAGCTTGCCAAACGCCCGATGGACGTGGTGGAAAAGTCTGTACGTGCAGCGTCGTGCATAGATGAGGTGGCCAAAGACAAAGCAAGCCAGTCTCAGGCTGTCGCAACTGTGGCCGCTATGTGCATGATGAGCGGCTAACGGGGAGAGCAATACGCGTCTAAATGACGCTGCCGGGGGAGAGGCTTGGGGGGTGAAGATGCCCTCATAAGCCGGCAAGGGCTACAGGCACCGCCGGTATAGGGGTCTGTATGGAGCTGGCATTGCACAGTAGGAAGATAAGAAATGCAAAAGCCTCATGACCTCGGTATGAACGTTCATTTTCTGAATCAACCCCATGACGATAAGCCGCGTAGCGATGTGCTGGGAACGCTATTCGACGCGCTGAAACAGGCGAAGGAAAAGCTCCCGGAGCGCGCGGTAGACGCCCGTTCCATCAATGAGCAACGCATTGAGGGCGAAGGGAACATTCAACTTGCGGGGGAGACTGCGCCGCTGCAAACGATCACGGGAAACAACAATATCCAGATCGGCGCGGTGCAGCTTGTGGTTAATGTGATGATGAACATCGAACGGTAACGGACGCCGGGCTACTCCGCACCGTCACCCGCTGGCAGGTCGTCCGGGCCGCTTTCCTCGCGAGTCCGCACGTCTGCCGCTTCTGCTGTCTCCGCTTCAAACCGCGTCGTCAGGCCGCTCTCATCCAAGCTATGAGTGAGTTTGACGATGAGCCACGTCATTTCATTAATGGGGCTCTTGACGGTCGGAAGCAAAACCTTTGTTTGCGGCGACAGATCGGGCCGGCCGTATGCAAGGGACATTTCAAGGTTCGCCACGCCTCGCTGTAGCCGTTGCCATTCCGCCCGCGCATTGTCCAAAGCGTCGGCCTCGCTTGCGAACACGGTTCGCAGCGTCTTCGCGTTTCCGATAGCGCCCGCGACTACCTTTCGCTGCACAGATGATCCCTTGTCCTGCCAGAGTGCGCGCACGCCTGTATACGTGTCGCGGTCAGCCATGTGGAACCTGATGCGGTCGCCATCGCGGCGGGTCAGCTTCAGCGTGGGCATGTCCTTGCCGCTGGCAGTCTGGCCGCGCTCGGTCGGCACGAACAAGAGCTTGCCATCCTTGATCGTGGCTACGGCGTCGTACCGTTTGCCGATACGGTTCAGGAAAGCAACGTCAGATTCGTTCGTTTGGTCGATGTGCTGGAGCTTCACGTTTGCGAAGCGCTGGCCGACGACGGCGGTTAGCTGATGCGCCTTGGCCACGGTCTCTACAATTTCCCGGATCGTCTGTTTGTGAAAGCTGCGCTCGGTGCGCGTGCGCAAGGCCGACTTCATATCGGCGCTTCGCGCGCGCAATGTGATGGTGTCGGGCGGGCCTTCAAACGCGACTTCATCAACGACGAACGTTCCCTTGTCCACCAGGCCGGTGCTGGCCCAGCCTAGGCTAAGACGGATGGTTGCGCCGCGCGCAGGCAGCGCTAGCTTGCCATCGTGGTCGGACAGTTCGATGTCCAACTGATCCGCCTCATCGCTTCGGCATTCCGTCAACGTGAGCTTCATCAAGCGCGGCAGCATTTTGCCGGTCACGTCCTGGCCGGCCACCACTACGCGCCACAGCGGGCGCGGATACGAGCTGGCGCCGCCTGTTAAAGAGTCCGCCGAAGCGGCGAGGGCTGCGAACGACACTACAGGCTCCAATCCAGAATGGAACTGTCCATGCGTCCGATGGGCAGCTTCAAATCGTCCAGCAGGGTGCGGGCCTGGTCATCACTTACCGACTTTAGGGAGATGCTGAAATCGACGCGTTGCGACTGCCCGTTAAAGAAAAACTCGCTATGGTCTTCGTCGATCTTATCGATGATGTGCGGCCCGTACACGGTGCCGCTGCCGTCCACCAGGATGTAAGCCTTGCCGGTGTCCGCCATGCGGCGCAGCAGCGCTAGCGCGCCGGCTGAGCCGGCTATCTCGGGAATCAAAACGCCGGAAAGGGTGGTGCTGTCCTCGCCGCGCCCCACGAATTGATATCCCGGCGCCGCGCCCATGCGGCTGTTCGACGCATGCCGCCAGTCGGTCGAGCGCCGCAGGGCCTGATAGGCGAGGGTGGGAAGGCTGAAAACGAACATGCCCAGGGCCATCATCATGGCGGGGTCTCCTTAGTTGGGGTCGAGGTAGGCGGAGCGCATGCGGGCCTGCCGCTCCGCGTCGCGGCGTTGCAAGGCAGATTCCACGGCGCGCGCGATGTCGGCGGGGCTGGCGCCGGCGCCGTGGATGTTGATGGCGATGGTGTCGCCATGCACTATGACCGAACGCGGGGCCGCTGCCGGCCGTACGGTAGGCCGCATGTCGAATCGGCTGGCCAGCATGTCAGGGTCCAAGCTGATTACCGATGGTCGTGCGGCTTCAGGAGAGGCCGCCAGCGCGGCGCTGGGCGTGACTACTGTTCCGCCTATGGCAAGTGCTGTAGCAACGCCCTGGGCGGCCCGTAGCGCGCCCAGCAACCGCGATGCGATTGCACTACCAACTGCGGTGACGCTCTCCAGTGCTTGCGGTATGCGCGGAACATCAAAGTGGACAGGCTGCGGACGTGGTGCCAGGAAGGAAGGCATGCCAGCGGACGCCGCAGGCGGCGGGCTGCTAGGGGCGGCAACCGGTGCCTGTGCGGTTGCTGGCGGCGTCAGGAGGCCCGCAGCCAGCTGAGGGGTGGCGACCTGGGGGACCTGCACGTTAGCAATGGTGTTCAGCTCAGGAAGGCCGGGAACCAGTACGGCGGCCACGGTAATCCGCGCCGTGGCGTTGGGGATAGGCATGGGCGCCACCAGCGACGGCGCCGAAAGCTGCGGCAGGGTAGCGGCTGGTGTAAGGCTGGCCAGTTCTCCCGCTTTGGCGACGGAGGCGGCCAGCGCCTGCGCGGCCTGCGCTGCGGCCGGCGCATGCCGGTCTATCCCTATTGCGGCCCCGTCGGACACGAATTCGCCCATGCCCATAAAAACGCGGCTTGGCGACTTGATGCCTAGCTTTTCCTTGAACCAGCCAATGACGCCGGCGCCCATGTTGGAGATCGCCTCCTTCACGGCGCCGGCGGCGTTGGTGATGCCCTTCACCAATCCCTGCATGAGCATGCCGCCGAGGTCTGAGAATTTCGCAGGAATTTCCAGACCCAGAGCTTGTAAGCCGGAGCTGATGGCGCTGGATACAAGTGCGAGGGGCGACCACTCGGCCAGCAGCTTGCCGACAGCACCAATCCCTGCGCTGACCGTCGCGCTGACCCCTGCCCATGTCTCGGTAAAGAAGCCGCCGATGCCGGCAAACGCTGACCGGATGAACCCCATGGGATTCCAGCTTTGCAGGACGGACGACACGCCGGCCACGGCGGTATCAAAGGTGCTGCGGATGGACGCCCAAAGTCCTGAGAAAAACTCCATGGTCCCTGTAAAGGTGGCCCGAATCGTCGCCAATGGGTTCCAGGTTCGCAGGAAGCCAGTAATGCCATTCACAGCAGACGTGAACGCGCCTCGAACGCGCTCCCATAGCCCCTGGAAAAAGGCGCTGATCGGCTCCCAATATTTGTAGATCGCGAACGCGGCCAGCCCAATGGCGGTGACGGCCAGGCCGATGGGATTTGCCATCAGGATGCGGCCAAGGAGAAAGACTGCGCGGGCTACGCCACCAATGCCCTTACGGGCCAGGTTCAGCAGCACGCCCAGTAGTCCGCCGCCTTGGATTCCAAGCATGGTGAACGCATAGCGAACAATTACAAATGGCCCGAGGATGCTGGCCAGGGTCAGCGTCAGCGCGCCCAAGCCGGCCACCAGCGCAGCGACACCGGCCGCCGCCGCCGTCAAACCGCTGGCCAATTTCGGATTTGCCACCGCCCAGGCCTTCACTTTTCCGATGGTGTCCGCTAATCCCTTGACCATCGTACGCAGCGGCCCATCGTGCTGTTCGTAAATCTGGATGCCCAGGTCTTCCCAGGCGCTGGACAGCTCGTCCAGAGATCCGCGCATGTTGTCCGCCATCGTGCCGGCGGTCTTATCGGCCTCGCCCGCCGCCTGCCGCAGCACTTGGATGAACTTTTGCAGCTCGCCGCTACCGGCCTGAGCTACCAGCACCTGTAGGCCGCTAAAGGCCTCCTCGCCCGCGATGTGCTTGAAGATGCCGGCGCGCTCGGCGTTGCCCATCTTGGCGGTTTTTTTGTGCAACTCTTCCAGAATGGCGGGCAGCTCGCGAAGGTTGCCTTGTGCGTCCTTCGTCTGGATGCTGAGGCTTTCCAAAGCGTCGGCCGCTGCCTTCGGTGGGGCTGCAAGTCGTCCCAGGATCGCGCGCAGTGCCGTGCCACCCATGCTGCCCTGAATGCCGGCATCGCCCAGCTTACCGGCCATGGCCGCGACGGTCTCAATGTCCTGGCCTACGCCGGCGGCGACCGGCGCGACGTATTTCATGGTCTCGCCCAGCATGTAGAGGCTGGTATTCGACCGAGTGAATGCGCCCACCAGCACATCCCCCACGCGGCCCATTTGCTCCGCCGGCAGGTTGAAACCGGTCAGGATGTTGGACCCAATGTCGGCAGTCTGGGCGAGGTCGGTATCTCCCGCCTTCGCCAGCGACAACATACCGGGCATGGCGGCGAGGATGGCTTTCGGGTTGAAGCCGGCCATCGCAAGGAAGCCTTGCGCGTCGGCAGCTTGGCCAGCGGAGAACATCGTGTCGGCGCCGAGGTCGCGGGCCTGCTTGCGCAACGCCTGCATCGCCTCGCTCATCTTGTCCAGCCGAGCAAGAGCCTGCACTTTGCTCATCGCCGCATCGAAGTCAACGCCGGGCAAAAGGAATTTCGTTTCTGCGTAGAGCGCGCCACCTCCAGCGGCCAAGCCGCCGGCGCCCAGGCCAGCCATTGCGCCGGCAGCGGATCGGCCCGCGTTATACCGGTCCTTCGCGGCGCCCAGGCGCTGCTGGTGAGACGCGGAAGCCTTCAGCTTCTGCATCTGTCGATCAAGCGCCGCGTTGGTCTGGTCGATGCGCTGCCGTAGCCCTTGCTCATCTCGCGAAAGGTTGCTTGCCGACACGCCGGTCGTGCTGAGGCTGGTTCGCAGCCGTTGCAGCTCTATGGACTGTTCGGAGTGTTTGGCCTTGAGCTGCTGGGCTGCTCGTACTGCGCTGTTGAATTCACGTGTCATGGCCCGCGTGGGGCTGGCGGTTGCCTGCATCTGCTGGGCGAGGGTGGCCACGCGCTGCTGCGCCGCCGACATTTCCGCGCGGGTCGATTGCAGGCCGCGCGATAGTTCGCGGAACCTGCCTACGTCGCGCTGCGCGCTGTTCAGCGCTTTGAGCTTGTCTCGAAGCTCCACCACGCCGGCGGCGGACGTGGCAGAGGCTTGCTTTACTTTCTTGAGCGGCCCGGACAGCTTGTCCTGCATCGCCGCGATGACGCGCAGTTGAAGCGTCTTGTCCATCGGTATCTACTCCGGTTGGTAGCGAACGCGTGCGCGTTCGCGCCATTGGGCCAGTTCATCCAGCGATAGGCCGTCCATGTAGTCCGGGTCCCAGTGGAACACCAGCGCCAGGTCGGCCATCGCGTCCTCTACGCAGTTTGGAGCGCCGCGCGTTCCGCCTTCGTCATGAAAAAAGAGGCAACCGCGGCGCCCAGGGCCAGCAGGTCGGCCGGCTCCAGATTGGCGACTTCGGGCGCCGAAATCATCGGGTCCGTGACGCGGGGCAGCACGGTTTGCAGGGACGCCACGTCCAACTGCACCAGGTTGACAAGGCTGGTGCCGCGCAGCGCGCCCGCCTTGGGCCTGCGCACGGTGATGATGTGGATGTCCTGCCCGCCGCGCTTGATCGGGCTTTCGAGCGTCACGCTTTGCGTGGTGCCGTCGTTCCCGTCGAGGGCGGCGGCCGGATGCGCTGGGGCGGCAATGGCGAGAGATTGGTCTTGGTCTTGGGATTTCATGGTGTTCTCGGTTGGGGGTTACATGCCGATGGCGCGGCGGACGGCTTCTTGTGTGTCAACGCTGCCGATCATGTGAACGAGGTTGAAGATGTCGATTTCAACCACGGTTTCGCCGTTGATCGTTTCCTTGTAGTAGGTGCAGTTGGTGGAAATCTTCCATTCCGTGTCGTCGCCCACCTTCGATTCACCCCGGTCAACTTCGGAATGCCGACCGCGCACGACGATTTCCACCGCATCAACCTCTTCGGTGTCATCGCGTTGGTAGGCCTGCGCGAACCGCAATTGAACGCCGTCAACGCCGACCGCGCCGACTTGCTGAAGCACTTGCTTCATGTAGCCGCCAATGGTCCATTCCATCTTGAGCGCGTCGTCATCCAGGCCGAAGTCGGCATGAGCGGCGCCGCCCATGCCGCCGCCGCGCCATGCTTCCTGCTTGCGGGTCAGTTTCGGCGGGGTGACTGCGGCAACGACGCCGATATAGCTGCGGCCGTCGTTGAAGAGATTCATGTTCTTGAGCTTAGAGGGCATGCCCATGATGATGGCTCCGGTGATTCGTAATGAATAGAGACGGCCGCGCGCTGCGGCCGCGATGCGTTAGGCCGCGATGCGCTTGGCGAAGTCCACCAGATAGCGGTCGGTAATGCGCTGGCGGAAAATGATGTTCTCGGCGGGCGGAACGGGCGTGTAGTCGTAGTCGATCCAGAACTGCCCGGACTTGAGCGTTTCCTTGGTGTTGGGTTCGCTGTCCCACCACGCGCTGCCGTCGATGATGTAGCCCAGGTTCTTGAGCGTGCGGAATTTGCTGTTGATGCCTTCGATGATGTCGCGAATCAGCGAGGGATGCAGCGGCTGATCGACGGCCCACATATGGCCCTCTGCCACCGTGTCTGCCACCACTTGGGCGGTGCGCGTGTAGTTCTCGAACTGGTACAGGCTTTGCGGTCCCGCGCAGGTGCGGCTTCCCCAGAAGCGGAAACCCGTCTTGTTGATCAGCGTGGTGATGTCCTTGCTGTTCAGGTAGCCCGCATCGGTCGCCGGGTCTTGCAAGTCCCAGAAAACATCCTTGCTGATACCCGTCACGCCGTTGACGGGGATGTTGGACAGCGTCTTGTGCCAACCGATATCCGTGTCGATCTTGGCGCGCAGACCCAGCGCAGCAGCCGAAGCCACAATGCGCGCTTCGCTGTTCGTGCGCGTATCCCAGCCTACGAAGTCCGGCCAGATCAGCATCAGTTCCCGCTGACCGAACGTTTCACGGAAGGCAGCCACTTCTTCCATGGTGGCCATGTCGGGAACGCTGCCGTACGCGAAGCCGCGCAGCTTTTGCGCGGTGCTGGCCAGCTCGGCCAGGACGCCGGCGGACTCCAGGCCCGGGGCGCCCAAGATTCGCGGCTTGATCAGCGGGCCTTTGCTTTGCGCCGCCAGCAGCGCCCGGATGCCGGTATAGCGGCCGTTCGTATCGGTGCCGCCGATCACGTTGGATTGCGTTTCGGCCGGCGTCGCGCCTTCGGCAACGCGGACAATGACCGTAGCCGGGTTGATTTGGGCGCCGATGGCTTCCAGCGTACGCGCAAGCGTGCCTTTGGTGCCGGCCTTGCCGGCGGCCGCGCTGATGTTGGTCGCCAGCACGGGCGTGTTGAGCGGAAACGTTTTCGGGTCGGCGTCTTCGGCCGTGGCCACAAAGCCCACGGTAGCCGTGGACGGGGTGCGAAGCGGGCGCGTGCCGTCGTCTACTTCAATGACGCGTACGCCGTGGTGATAGTCCTCAGCCATTGAGATTTTCTCCGATAGATGCGCCAGGGCGGCGCTGGACCTTGTTGAATACAGCGGCCAGTTTGCGGGCTGATGCTCGCGCGCGCACGGAGGGCTTGTTGTCGGAGGCCGGCAAACAAAAAGCCCCGCAATGCGGGGCATGGGTGGAAGGACTACGCGGCGTCACGCCGGGGTATCTGGCCAAGGCATTTCATGATCGGCCGGGTTTACTCTGGTCAGCTCGATGCGGTAGAGCTTCCAACGCTGCAAACGCGCCCGTTCATCTTCGGTGGCAATGCCCAAGTCTTCAGCATCCTGCAACGGTGTGATCACCTCGCCTGCGGCAATCAATAAACTGGTCTTTGTCTCTGCACGCTGGCGCTTCGTTGCGGCGGCGAACAGTTGCGCGTCTTCTTCCCAGGCCGTGCCGGTCCAGATGCTCCATTCGTTCGGGCGCGGGGAGAGTGTCAGCCATTCCGGGTAAGGTCCGATACCGTCATATTCCTGGCCGTCGTGAACTGCTCCGAGCTGGTAGGGCTGACCATCTCGTGTCCTGTAGAGCGCCACTGCACGCAGATCCTCAACGCTGTCCCAGCCGCCGCTCTCGGCGGGCATGTACAGACGCCCCGGTTGTACCGGGGAGGGCGGAGCGATCTCTACGGCGTTGCCGGGTATCAGGTATACCCCGGGCTCCAGCGGAGAGGCATCGGCCATGACGGGGCCGACGAAGAACCCCCTATGGTCCAGTTGAGATACAAGCCTCTGCGCCGGGAAAGTCCCGGCTTCTTCGCCAATGGTGATGTTGTCATTCTGCATTCTTTTGGCTCCGTTCAGAATTTGATACATGCCAGCAGTGCGACGTTTCGCGGCCGGGCTTCGGTGCCACCGTCGGACTGAATAGTGATGCCGGTTTTGCTGCTGACAGTAACGGGGGTATGGGGATCGTCTACCGAAAAGTGGCTTTCGTTGCCTGTGCCGCGGTCCTCGTCAAAGATATTGCGCGGCACCTGATAATTGAGTTGATGGGTGTGTCCCGGATCGGTAACGCCGTGAACGTGCGCGAGGTTTTGGCTTGCCTGCCAGGAACCAAGAGTTCGGCCGGTATCTGCATCACGCCCATCAGCAAGCCCGCGTACAAACTCGCCCCGCAGGTCAGGCAAGTTAAACGTGGTGCTGCCATTGCCCGCGCCATAGATTGTCCCAATCGCGCTGAAAAGGTCGGCGTAGGCCGCGCGTGAGACGGCTGCGCCATTGGCCTTCACCCATCCCGGCGGCGCGGTTGGGGATGCAAAAAAGCTGACTGAGCCAGTGAGCGCATCGGAGGTCAGAACCTCTCTCCACTTTGACCAGATGTCGCGGTAGCAGGCGCGTGTAAATAATGCAGCCGTGTTGTACGTGGTGTAGAGCTGGGAGGTGATGTCGTTTCCGCCCGAGATCACAAGCAGCGTACCGGCAACCCCAACGGGATAGTTCCTGTCTACCGTTGCATTTGCGCTGAGTGGCTGCCCATGCAGGCCTGGAACCTTCACAGTATCGAGGTTGGCTGTGCCAAGCGCGTTCAATGCGCCCAGCCCGAACGCGCTTCCCACCGTCAGAATTCGACCCGTCGTCGTGTCGTTAGCCCCGGTCTGCACATTCAGATTTTGCTCAGTCAGCTGCTTTTGCCATTTCGCCCAAACTGTGCTGCCCGCATCGCCACCGCCGAACCGGATCCACGAAGTGTCAGATACGAATAGCTCTTGCACGACACTTACCCCGCCGGGCAAGCTGCGGCGGGACACCCGCAATTGCCCGACGTAGGCGATTGCGGCAGCGCCAAGTGGGCCGTTAGCCATCGCCTTATCAATGGTGACAAGAACGTTGGCGCCATCGATAGCATTGAAGTCTGAAGCGAAACCGTAGGCGGTCATGCCCGGAGCCACTCCGCCCAGGCCAAAGGCTCCAGCCAGGAGGATGCGGCCGGCGGTCGCATCCGTCGCGCTGGTCTGCGTGTCAAGCGCGTGCGAATGGCTTGTGCTCTGGACCGCGTTGGAAGTCGTGGCCGTCAGGGTGGCGGGAGTGCCGAGCGTGAGTGTGCGATTCGTGGCGAGCGTTCCGCCACCCGTCAGACCGTTTCCGGCGGTCAAGATCAACCCTGCATTGGCCTTTTGAACAAGTGCGTCTTGCAGACCGGCCACATTGACGACATCGCTTCGGGCAAAAGCCAGATTGCCGCTGGACAGCGTCACTGACACCGTATCGAACGTGGTCACCGGTTCCACTTTCCAGCCGGTACCCCAGGCGTCCACCGTGGCGCCCGGGGTGTTGTACTTCGCCATGATTTCAGCGACGGTGAGCGTTAGATAGGCCCACGTTTTATTCAACTCGCCGACCCAGATGCAAACCCGGCCGTCTGCGTCCGATCCAAAGCGGATAGGCAGATCGGACACCGGGGAACCTGCCAGAACCGTAGCGGTGCAACGCGCCCATGCCTTGGTGGTCTGCACGTAGCCTTGAATGAGGATGGAGACCGGGGGATTAACCGCGTCGTACTCGAACAGGTCCACGCGCAGGCGAATCATCGAATTGAGGCCGACCGCGACAGGCGGCAGTGTGATCTTCATCGCCCCAGTTAGGGAAGCCACGTGTCCCGCATATCCCGCACCGTCAGGTAATAGGACGTGAGCCGTTTGTGCCGAATTGGTATTCGCGCCGTATTGGCTGCCGATGGTTGCGCCGTTCCCAAGCAAGAGCGGGCCGGACAGCCGGCCGCCAGTTCGCGACAGGGCTTCAATGTCCTCCAGCACCTGCGCCGGTGTGCGCGGGGTCATGGAATTGGCGCCCGCGCCAGCGAGGTACGAGCCGGCCGGAACCGTGGCTAGGCCCGTGCCCCCGCGCGGGACGGGAAGTATGCCGGCGGTCGCCTTGGAAACGTCCAGAGCCGTGACGTTCAGCGCGACATTCGCGGAGCCATCGAAATTGACGCCTGCGGCGGTGGCGCCGCCCGTAATCGAGAACTGGCGTGCAGCGGCAAGCTTTGTTGCCGTCGCAGCATTTCCCACTGCGACCTTGCCTAGGACCGTGACACGGCCTTTGGCGTCCACGGTGATGACGGGAATTTCATTAGCGCCGCCCGCCGTGCCTGCCGAGACCCCAGACGCGGCAAGCGTAAGCACGGCCGAAACGTTCTTAGTGCCGTCGAAGGCCGTTGATGCAGTTGCGTCGCCGGTGAGGGCAATCGTGCGCGCGGTGGCCAGCTTGGCGGCGGCAACTGCGGTGCCGGTCTTGTCCAGCTTGAGCGCCAGGCCGTCATCGACATACTTGCGCGTTGCCAGTACAACCGCCGGATCAATTTTCAGCTCGAAGTTTGTCGCGCTGCTGACCATCAGGACCATGCGGATAACCTGCGTCCGGCCGGAGCCTTCAGCCAGCAACGGCTTGTACGTGGGCGGGCAGTTCGCCACGGCAACCAGCGCGCCGGTCTCGTCGTGCAGGCCCAGCGTGCGTATCCAGTTGCCCCCTTCGTTTTCAGGAATCACCTGTTCGGCGATCAACCAGTTCGGGTTTGCGGGGTCAGTGGATAGTTGATTGAGGGGCTTGCGTCGCCATTCGCCGATCACGGCGGTTTGCAGACGGTCAGGAGTCGGGACAGCGCCGCCGCCATCGCCCACGGAAAGGCTCGTGATCTTAAGGGGGATGCCCAGCGCGTGCGCCTGCGCCTCGCGCTCTTCGCCGTACTTGGTCAGGATTCCGAAATAGGTAGCGCTCATGGGTATACCGTCATCGTGTCTATGGTGTGATCGCGGAGGCCGTAGCCCATCCAAACGCGCGTTTCGATGGTCTCGGGGATGTAGGGGTAAACGGTCAAGGTGTCGCCGTCATAGGAGGCGATACCGAAATTCACTTGCGTGCGGACTTCTGCAGCAATCGCGAGGCCGATAAGGTGCTGGCTCAGGCGCTTGGCGTCTTCAATCAAGCGTTCCAGTTCCAGATACATCGCCTCGTCAATGCCGGTTTCCAGCACGCCGATAGTCAGTCGGAACGTTCCGCGCCGGCCCTCGGGCTGCATCTGGAACCACTCGGTCACGTTCAGCAGATACCCCAGCGGCTCCACCACGCGTCGCAGTGCGCCGATGGTGCCCTTGCGCTTGTGGACGAAGAAGGAGTTGCGCAGGGCCTTGCGTTTTGCCTCCACGGGCCAAGCGTCGTCCCAGCGATCCACGGAGCGCTCCCACGCCAGCCACGTAAGCAGATGGGGCGGGCAATCAGCAGCGCGCCGGATGCTGCGAATGGGCAGCGGAACATCCTCGATATCGGCGCAGGCAACTGAAAGATTGCGTTCCAGAGGTGTGGAACCGGGCGGGACTAGCGCGCGCTTATTAGCCATTGCCGGTATCGCCCGCAACATCGACGGATACGGCGATGCAGGTTCCCGCTTCTGTCGGCTGCAACAGGATGTCGGCGGCGGGTTCGTGCAGTACCAGGTGGTCTACCCCCTCGACGTGCAGGGCGGCGATCAGCGCGGAGCGCCAGACAGAAATGCCCTGGCGCCGTGGGCGGTTCACAAAGGCGCTGATAGATGCATTGGCGGTGGCAGTGGCCACACTGCGGCCCGGGCCTTGGCCTTTAAGGTGAAGTGTGGCGCGCACGTTGTACCGACGGATGACGGAGGATTTCACGGCGACGCGATCCCCCATAGGGCGAATGTCGTCGTCATTAAGTGCGAGGCGAGTGGCAGCAAGAATGGTCTCGCTCGCGGTGCCGTCGCCTTCCCGCGAAAGGATCGACACCAATACGTCGCAGGGGTCGGGGCTGATGGCGCTTGCATCCGCGATTTGTCCATGCGCAGACCGCGCATGGAATTCGTACGCGCCACGCGGCCCAGCCGTCGAGAGACCTTCCCAGGCGAGTTGAGCGCGGTCGCGCAGCTCGTCATCAGATTCCATGACGGCTTCGATGGGCGGCGATGCGGTCAGGTCTTCGGCGCGGATGGTCAGACGCTGCACGCCGTATTCGGCGGCGATGTTCTCCAGGTCCGCGCCTTTCGCGAAGGCCAGGAGGACGGCGCGGGCGGCTTCGTTGACGCGCTGCCGGAGGATCAGTTCCCGTTCGGCGTTCTCCTCCAGCTGAATGGTCAGCGGTTCCGATTCGAGCGCGAGCGTTTTGGTGACTGCATCGCGGTCTTCGGCCGCAAACAGCGCAATGATGCGCGCCTTGCGCGTTTCAAGGATCCGTTCGTAGTCCAGTTGCTCCACCACGTCGGGCGGCGGCAGTAGGGATAGGTCGATCGTGTTGGACGTGGCCATGCTATGCACCGATGCGGGTGGAGAGGGAGACCGGGCGCACTTCGTTGTCTATCAAGGCTTCGCCGGACAGTTCGAAAATCAGGACGCCAGGGGTAGCTGCATCCGCCTGCGCGCTAATGGTGCGTAGCGTTAGCCGCGGCTCCCAGGCAAGCAGGGCGGTGGCCGCTGCGGCGTAGAGCTGCAATAGCGTCGCGGCGTTGGCCGGGGCGTCTACCAGGTCAGGCGCCACAGAGCCGAAGGCACGCCGGCGAACGCGCGTACCGACCGAAGTTCCAATGATCTTGCCCACCGATTGGCTCAGATGGTCCGCACCCGTGATACGCCGGCCAGTCTTGGCGTTCATTCCCAGATAGCTCATTTGGTCGGCTCGTCGGTTTCACCGCCCAGGCTGCGCACTCGGTGCGTGTGAGTCTCCAGCACTACGCCGTTGGACGACAGTTCCCCGTCGCGCTGAATGATGTCGCCGCTGATGACTGTCCGATTTCCCTTTCCGTTCTTACCGGACATGCCCGCCTGATAGGACAGCTGGCCCGTGACGGTCACATTGCCATCCAGGGTGATGTCGGGGCAGTGCAGGACAGCGGACTCGCTGGCGTCCGCGCTGATGGTCTTGATTCCGGTCGCGGTCAGAGCGCCGGCCTGGTGGTCGTAGGTGATGCGCGCACCGTCGGGATACAGGCGAACGTGTTCACTGGCGCTGTTCGACGGGGCGGGAATTGCGTTCGAGTTCAGGCCGGTGACAACGATGCCGGCGGCGGTATCGCCGCCCGGGCATAGCACCAGTACCTGTTCGCCCTGCGTCGGGGGATCCCAAGTCGTTGACGTGCCGGCGCGAAGAGCCAGGAATTGCAACCAGTCGGTCGTCAGCGCGCCGGTGGACACGCGGACCTTTGCTGGCTGGCTGGAAAGATCAACCTGCGCGATGGTGCCGACGCGGATAAGGTTGGTCAGCAGGCGGAAGAGTTCGGCTAGTTCGTGCATGCGGCCATGTTGCCGCGCCGCCTTCGCGCGCGCACGAAGCTGGTGTTGTTGCTCGGCCTGCTACAGCCCGCGACCTGCCAGGAAGTCGGCCAGCGTATCCAGAACGCGTTCGCGGCTTTCCTTGGAGAAGCCAAGCAGACGCCGGACGGGATAGCGCACGTCGGGCGCGCCCGGAGCCGCCCGGTCCTTTAGCCCGCGTTGATGGACCCAGGCGATACGCGAGGCACGCCCCTTAAAGCCCACCGTTGCCGCATCGTCGGTCACGCCAGCGCGCAGGTGGTGCGTGGTGCGCAGACGCGCAAACATCTTGCGGCGGATCGCGCCTTTTTTGCCGCGCAAGTTCTTGCGGGCTTTGCGGGGGGTGAAGCGCTGGCCGTCCGGGTCTACCTGCGCTCCGATGCGCAGGCTTTCTTCGCGTCTCAGGACTTGCGCGATCCGCAGATTTGCCTTGCGCAGCTCGGCCGGCTCCAGGCGCGCCAGAAGGCCAGCGGCCCAATCCTGCACGTCCAGAAAGTCCGCGCTCATCGCTGGATGGCCCAGCCGGGATAGGGCAGGACGCCGATTTCTTCGCCGTTGCGGCAGACGCTGCGCGCGGGCGCTTGCGGGTCCGGGAATAGGTCGGGGTGGGCAGGCTCGGGCGCATGGGTCACGTCGATCCGTTCGCCGGCAGCGTCCAGTCTCGCAATGACACTCTCGGTCAACTGGAGCTTGATGCTCAGGTCGAACGTGTCGTTTGTGATGATTTCGACTTCAAACGCGATGGCCTGCTTGCGCCTTTCAGGGTTCTCCAGCACATCCGGCTGATGCACGCGCAACCACGCCAGAATCGGAACCATGATGCTGGCCGGGTCGCCGGAAAAATCCTCGATGACCAGGTTCAGGGTATAGGCATATTGATGCGAGAGGCCGCCCGTGGCGATGGTCCCTATTGCGCCAGCGTCGATGAAAACGTGCAGCTTTTCCGGGTCACGCCGCAGGTATGGGTTTGCTTCGGTGATGTAGGCCCGCAGCTCAGTGGCTTTGCGCATTTCGCTCCCTCGCTTCGCACGCAATGACCGCGTCCACCTGGGCGGCGCAGATGGCCCAATCTGCCTCTACGCGATCAACCGCCGCGTTCAGGTCTTCATTGCGGGCCGGCCGGTTCGCTGACAGCACGCACGGGACGACGGGTGCGCACGTATTCGGCATAGCCGTCGGCGCCGGTGATCGCGGGGCGTTCCCGCATCCTTGCAACAGGCTCAGGCAGCACGCCATCAGCCCAGCGGCGATACTCTTCGTTTTCACGTTTCAATTCCTCGATGTCAGAGCGGCGCGATTCCAGGTCGCTGCGAAATCCTTCTTGCGTCGCCGCCAGCCGGCGCAAGTCGTCCTTGCCCTGCTGAATGCCCGCCGTGACTTTGCTCATGGCTGCATCCTGGGCGTCCAGGCGTTCGCCGTACGTGGTTAGGGTGGTGGCCTGGGCGGCGATGGTGCCGCGCTGGTGCCAGATGCCCAGGGCCAGCAGGGCGCAGACGGCATAGGGCGCGACGCGCAGAATCCATGCGCTCATGCGGCCACCTGTTCGGCTTGGGCTGCAAACCGTTCATACGCGCGCGCCAGCTTCACGTCATAGAGGTTTTCCGCGTAGGCAGGGCCGTTGTACCCACGCGCGAACGCGGCCCACTTTCGGCCGATCAGCGCCTTGTGCAACGCAGGGTCGGCTTCGATGAATTTCACGAATGCTGTGAGCTGCGCGCCTTCGCTTTCCTGCTGGGAGGCAACGAAGGCTTCGACGCTTTCATACCCCAGGGCTTGCCAGTGATAGCCCATGATTTGGAATGCGCCCCAACTGGTCGCTTCCAACGCGGCGGCGCGGCAGACCTGCGCAGCGCTGGCAAGGCGGGCGTGTTCGGCGGCACCGCCAGCGTAGCCGCCGCGCTTGGGATTGACGATCCCGGGGAAGCGGAGGGCGTGCGGCGCAGGGTCTACGCCATGCGTCTGGAGGCGCGTGTAAAACACATGGCGCTCAAAGAGGATGGAGACGCGGCCATCTGGAAGGAACCCGCTTCCGTTGGACTCCACCGCGTTGACCGCCTTGATGCTGGCCAGGGGAACGCCCAACTGTTTGGCGGCGGCGACGAGATCGGATTCCCGCATCAGCTTGGACGTGTCCTGGCCCCATAGGGCGGCGCGGGTCTTGACTCCCACCTTGCCATCCACGATAAGTCCGCGTGCCGCCTGTAGGGCGCGTACGGCGCCTTCCGTGGCATCGTCAAACTCGGCTGTCACTTCCAAGCGATAGCCCGCATTGTTGAGCTGCGTTTGTAGTGCGCTTACCGTGAGGCCAAGGGCGCCGGATTTCAGGATTTCACTCACGTTGCTTGCTCCGAAAGAAGATGGCCAGGTTGCCCCGAATCGCGTAGGTGATCGCGCAGACCGCGCCGGCGGTGATCAGCTCAAGCAATCCAGGCGGGCCGGACGTGGAAAGGGCGACCGCCAGGGCGCGGCAGAACAGCGCGGCGATGGCGATGGATGCCATGAAGGAAATGTTCGGCCGGTGGCGCGCGCCATTCGGGCGGTACCAAAGGAGGCGGGCGCCGGCCAGGACGTAAAGCAGGACGCATGCCACGGCCAGAGGGGTAAGCGTCAGCGCGGTGGTGTTCATGGCTTGCCCCCGCCGCCGGCCATCCGAATGATGATCGCCTTCAGGTCGAAATCTGGCGCCATGGCCAGCAGCTTGAGCGCGATGGGGACAATGATCAGCGCTCCCAGCAGCGCAGGCAGGAACGATTGCTTGGCCCACTCGCGCGCGATGAATTCGCCGGCGCCACCATAGCCACACAGGGCCGACAGCAGGAAGGATAAAAAGCGTTTCCAGGCGCTCAGATCCTTTTTGGTGCTGGCGACCAGGGCCGCACCGATGACGGCGCCAAAGGCGGCGTTAGCGTCGATGTAGGGCAGCACCTGGGCTAGAACCAGCCCGGATGTTGCGGTGGTCGCCGCAGCGGTCGCGGTGACGGTGGAGGGTTCGGCCATGAAGTTCAGTCCCAGAGGTTGACGGTCGGGACCGTCGAAGGTTCGGATACCGGCTCGGGGAGATTCACGGCGAGGCCGTGCGGCAGGATGGGGCCGTGGTCCGCAAGTCCGGGGTTCAGTTCAAAGGTTTGTTCCACCACGCCGCGCGTGGTGCGCAGGTAGCGCCAGCACAACGCGTCTACGGTGTCACCCTGCATTGCGCGGACCAGCATCAAATCAGCTCCACCACGTTGCGCGGGCGGCCCTGCACGTCGGCGGTGGACCAGCGGGCATTGCGCCGATGCTCGTCCGGCGCGTCGGCCAGCCATTCGATACGCTTCTGTCCGGTACCCGTGGTGTCGTAGTCAGCCATGCGCTCAATCAGGTCTGCTTTGACGAGGCTGTACACGGCGCGCACATAGGCCAGCGTTCGCCGCGACTGTCCGTCGATCAAGTCGCCGGTGGCCACGCTTGCCAGGGTGGTGCTGCCCTGGGTGCGCATGGCTTCCTTCCATGCCGCCAGATCGCCGCCCACTTCCACGATGGCGCCCAGCAGGGCGTGCCGTAGGCGGGCATCGGTGATGGTGCCATCCAGGCGGAGCGTGTCGCGGACTTCCCTCATGTCGAAGTCGGGGAAAAAACCGTCGTTCTTGATGACGTTGGCCGGGGTCTTGGGCGGGGTCGGGGCAGTAGCGATAAAGCTCATAGCGGAGTCCTGTGGGGTCGGCGGTGGGCGGGCGTCGGGTTGCTCAGGGAGCCACCGTCAGCCCGCGCCGCCGTGCGCTTGGGGGCACTCGGTTAGCCGGCCTTGCCGGCGTTCTTGATCTTGCGTTCCAGTTGTTCAATGAGCTTCTTGGCCCCGATGCCGGAAAACAGGTCTACCGCACGCTTGAGCTGCGCGACCGCAGCCCGTGCCATCTCCAGGCGTTGCCCGTCCAGCGTGTCGCCGGCCTGTAGCGCCAGCGTCTTGCCCAGAGCGAAATGCAGCTTGGCGCGGGCTTGGTCGGGGGCATCGTGGCCGTCCACCAGAACTGCGACCCGTTGCAGAATTGCCATAGCGGCATCTGCGTCAGCAACAGCGCCGCCGGCGACGGCGCCCGCCACTTCGTCCAGCAAGAGGGTGGCGGCGTTGCGTTTCAGGCGCTCCGGCAACGGCAGGTCGTGGCGCATGACGTAGGCCGCGATTTCAAGGCCTCGCTCAAACAACCCCGCGTCGATATGCCAAAGCATGAGCGTGGCGACTACCTCATCCGGCTGGCCGGAGTCGCCCTCCAAAACGCCCGTGATGTAGGCCTGATACTCGGGCAGCAGCTCGCGCTTGACTGAAATCTTGCGTTCGACGGACTGAATGTCGTGCAGACGGCGCGCGTCCAGTGTCAGTTTGGCCATCATCTGGCCATAGATACCGCCCACCACGACGGGCGCGCCCTCGCTGGCCGCGCTCGTCTTGGCAGCCAGCACCCGCATGCGATGAAGCTGCGCAGGGCTGGCCATGGTTACGCCGCCGCCAGTTCGATGTTTTCGATCAGCGAAAGCAGGCCGAAATCTTCCACCACGTAGTCATCATTGGAGCTTTCGAACGTGTCGATGCGGTCCCGGCCCGGATTCTCAACCACATGCCGGCGACGCCCGCCGACTTGCCAGTACAGCGACAGGTTGTCCAGCGACGTGATCATGACCTTGCCGGCCGGGAAGAACGGCGCCTGCACTGCGGGCAGGCCGCCGACGCGCTTCTGGCTGATGATGATGTCGGCGGCGAGGGTGTCGGTCGCCTTGCTGTCCTGATTGACCAGCGGGAAATACTTATCGTGCATCAGGCCCCGGCCGACGATAGCCACAAGGCCAGGGTTTTCCTGGTGCCACGGGTCCAGCAGCTGGATGGCGTCATAGACCAGCGCATCAAGGTTCTTGTAATCGCCGTCCGTGCCGATTAGCACCTTGCCCGAGCCGGTCTTGCCTTCCGACATGACGCGTTCGGCCGCGCTTTCGCGAGCCTTCTGGAGCCAGCCCTTGTTCACGTCCTGGAGCATCGGGTTGGCGGAGGGATCCGTGTTCGCCGCAATGCTGGTGCCGTTAAAGCCGATCATGATGCGGTCGAGGGCTTGGCGCTGCACCAGCAGCTTAGCAATGCGAAGTTGAAAGTCGGGAAAGCGGCGCCATGCGTCGAGCTTCTCGTAACGGATGAACGAGTCGTAGTCGGTCTTGCGGCAGTGATAGCCGTTGTCGGCCAGCGTGGACAGGTCGCGCGGCTGTCGCTCCTTGGCCGTGGTGTCGGTACGCGAAGCGACCGGGCCGGAGAGATTCAGGCCCAGCTTTTCGCCCTGGAGTTCATCCACGCCGACCATGTTGATGCGGCCCAGGAACGACGAGCTTTCTTGCAGCGCGGTTTCGAGCTTTTGTTGTACCGACGGGATGACAGTGAAGGTCTTGCCAGCGTCTTCCGTGCCGTTGACCGTGGCGAGCTGGGCCAGGTAGGCATTGAATTTCTTGCGGGTTTCTTGGTGCATTGCGAATCCTGTATGCGAAAGAGGTTGATGCTGATGTTTGGGCTTAGAACTGCGTCAGCTGTTCGCCGGTGCCGCCCGTCGCCGGCGGGCGCTGGCGGAAGCTGTTCGGCGTCTTGTCGAGCGTTTCGCGCAGCTCTTGCAGGTCGGAGGCGCTGGCGGCGGTCTTTTTGAATTCGGCCAGCTCCGATGCGAGCTCCGCTACCTTGGTGGCCGTCGCGGTGTTTCCGGCGGTGTAAGCCGCCTGCAGATCGCTAAACAGTTGCGGCAGTTCTTGCAGGGCCTTCGCGGTGTCGCCCTGTTGGGGCTGCTGCTGTTGCTGCGGCTGCTGGGTGAAGCTGCGCAGCAATTCCGTCATGCGAGTAAAAATCGTGGCGGTAGGGTCCGGCGTCACGGCGGCCGGCGTATCCGAAAAGTCAAAGTTGGTTTCCAGTCCGCTCGTGAAGATGTTCTCGGGGTTTTGCTTGCGGGCGGCGTAGGGGTGGGCTGCCGGGTTCTTGGCGGCGAATTCCAGAATCGAAGTGCCCAGGCTGGCCGGGGAGTCGGTGACGGACAGGCCGATGAGTCCGCACTTGCCGGATTTGGCGAAATTCGGCTCGATCTCGATGGACGTGTAGATTTTCTGACGGGCCTTAGTCAGGGCCACCAGGTCCGGCGTGGGGTCGAGCTGGGCTTGCAGTTCCCGTTTGCCGTCTTTGTTGTCCTGAACGCGGACGGCCAACACGTCGCCATAGGCCTTGAAAGGGCCGTCAGGCAGGACGCCGCGGATGTGTTCCATCCAGATGCGTGCGCCGTAGTTTGCGCGGTTGTAGGTTGCGGCGATGTCGTCCAGCCAACTGCGTTCAATCACGCGGCCGTCAGTCGTTTGGCCTTCGGTGGCCACGGTGAACCATTTCATGGGTTGGTCTCGCTTCGTTTGTGGTGTTCGGGTGTTGCCATAGTGGCTCTGTGCCGGCACACGCTCAACGGCTTGAAGATGTCGCAGGCGTAGCCACACATACCGCCTTCACGCGCGCGCGGGAAACGTCGGCACGATGGCGGCATGTCTGAAATTGCACCGAACATCGACCCCCGGAAAGTTGCGCGTGACCTGTATTGGCAGGGGTGGCGCGTGTCGTCTATTGCGCGGCACATCGGCGAGAAGCGCACAACCGTGCAGAGCTGGAAGACGCGCGACAAGTGGGACGCGGCATCACCGCTGGAACGAGTGGAAACCGCCTTGGACGCGCGGCTTTGCATGCTGATCGCGAAGGACCAGAAGGACGGCCGAGACTTCAAAGAAATTGACTTGTTGGGGCGGCAGCTTGCGCACACGGCGCGCGTGCGCAAGTTCGACAGCGACGGCAAGGAATCAACGCTGAACCCCAATCTTGAGCGCCGCAACGCTGCCCCGAAGAGCCGGCCGGAGCGAAACGCGATCAGCGAGGCGCAGGCGGATCAGATCTCGAAGGCCTTCCGAGAGTCGCTATTCGATTATCAGAAGGTATGGCTGCGCAACGGGGACCAGCGCACGCGCATGATTCTGAAGTCACGTCAGATCGGGGCAACGTGGTACTTCGCTCGTGAGGCCCTGGATGACGCAATCCGGACAGGCCGCAATCAGATATTTCTGTCGGCGTCGAAGGCGCAGGCACACGTTTTCAAGCAGTACATCGTGCAGTTTGCCCGGGAGGCGGCCGACGTTGATTTGAAGGGTGATCCCATCGTGCTGCCCAACGGCGCGCATCTGTATTTTCTTGGGACGAACGCGCGGACGGCGCAGGGCTACCACGGGAATTTCTACTTTGATGAGTTCTTTTGGACGCCGAATTTCGCGGAGCTGAACAAGGTCGCCAGCGGGATGGCGCTGCATAAGAACTGGCGCAAGACCTATTTTTCTACCCCGTCCAGCATGGCGCACGAAGCCTATCCGCTGTGGACCGGAGAACTTTTCAACAAGCGGCGCGCGAAGCGCGAACAGGTAGCGATCGAACTCGCGCACGCAGTCCTGAAGAACGGGCACCGTTGCGATGATCGGCTATGGCGGCAAATCGTCACGATTCTGGATGCGGAGGCGGGCGGGTGCAACCTGTTCGACATCGACGAGCTGCGGCTTGAATACAGCCCTGACCAGTTCGAGAACCTGCTTATGTGCGGGTTCATCGACGACACCGCGTCCATCTTCCCCCTGGCCATGCTCCAGGGTTGCATGGTCGATTCGATGGTGGAATGGATCGACGTTCAGCAGTTTCTTTTGCGGCCCTATGGCTACAACCCGGTATTGATCGGCTACGACCCATCGCTTACCGGCGATTCGGCCGGTTGCGTTGTGCTGGCCGCGCCGCGCACGCCCGGCGGCAAGTTCCGGGTATTGGAGCGTCACCAGTGGCGCGGCATGGACTTTGCCGACCAGGCCAAGAAAATCAAGGAAATCACGGAGCGGTACGCCGTTGTCTACATCGGCATCGACGCTACCGGGATGGGCCAGGGGGTCTACCAACTGGTGAAGCAGTTTTTCCCGAACGCGCGTGCGTACGCCTATTCGCCCGAAGTGAAGTCGCGGCTTGTCCTGAAGGCGGGCGACGTGATCCGAAACAAGCGCTTGGAGTTTGACGCCGGCGCTACCGACCTAGCGCACTCGCTGATGTCGATTAGAAAGACGATGACCGCCAGCGGTAAGAGCGTGACCTACGACGCTGGGCGCGCTGCCGATACGGGCCATGCGGACCTCGCATGGGCACTTATGCACGCATTGGACTTTGAACCCTTGGAAGGCGCGACCGGCGCGAACCAGGGACTTGTGGAGATTTACGGATGAAACGAAAGAAGGCCCCGCGCGTGCAGCTCGCCGCCGCCGCTGCGGCGCAGACATCGGCGCCGGCGTCCGCCGGTATTGAGGCGTTTTCCTTTGGTGAACCGACACCGGTATTGGATAGGCGCGAGATTCTGGACTATCTGGAATGCTGGAAGAACGGGCGCTGGTATGAACCGCCCATCAATTTCGGAGGGCTGGCAAAGTCGTTCCGCGCAAGCCCTCATCACAGCTCGGCCATCTACTTCAAGGCCAATATTCTGGCTTCAACGCTGGAGCCAAATCACCTGTTTGGGCGCGAATCGTGCCGCAAGATGGCTCTCGATTTTCTGATCTTCGGCAACGCGCACGCGGAGCGACAGGACAGCGTGACCGGCAAGCTGCTTGGTGTGCGCCATGCCTTGGCCAAGTACACGCGGCGAGGGGTGGAGGACGATCAATATTTCTATGTGCCAAGCATCGGGCAGGAACACGAATTTGCGAAGGGGACCGTCGCCCATCTCATGCAGCCGGACATCAACCAGGAAATCTATGGCATGCCGGAATATCTGGCGGCGCTGAATTCAGCCTGGCTGAACGAATCCGCGACGTTGTTTCGGCGCAAGTACTACCAGAACGGCAGTCATGCGGGCTTCGTCATGTATGTGACGGACACCATCCAAGATGAAAGCTATGTGAACGGTATCCGCGATGCGTTGAAGAACTCGAAAGGCCCCGGCAACTTTCGCAACCTGTTCGTCTATGCCCCGGGTGGCAAGAAGGACGGCTTGCAGATCATCCCTGTAAGCGAGGTCGCCGCGCGTGATGACTTTTTCAACATCAAGAACATCAGCCGCGATGACATGCTAGCCGCGCATCGGGTGCCGCCCCAGCTCATGGGGCTGGTGCCCAGCAATAGCGGGGGCTTTGGTGCCATCCTGCCCGCCGCGCAGGTATTCGCGCGCAACGAGCTGGAACCCCTACAGGCGACGTTCCTAGGCTTGAACGAATGGCTCGGGCAGGAAGTGGTGAAGTTCCGGCCGTATGTGGTGCATACGGGCGAGAGCGAATAGTCCGCCCGACCTCATGACATGCCCCGCTTCGGCGGGGCTTTTTTTCGTCTGTACGCGGCGCCGTTGCTACCGCTCTTCGCCGCGCTTGCGCCCAGGCTTCACGGCGAGCGCTTCGTTCAAGCACGGTTCGCCCTGGACGTATTCCCGCAGCTCGGCCACGCGGTCAAGGATGTCTTGCCGATGGCGCAGGGTGCTGGCGCTTCTGAGTCCGGCTTCCAGGGCCACCAAGACGCGCTGTAGGCGCCATATCTCCCAAGCTAGGGCGCAGGCCTCGGCGGTGGGGTTTTGAGCGTAGAGCGCCCTTATACGGGCCGCAGGGAGAGGGGCGGGTGGCGGTCGGTCGAAGAAGTCCATAGGGGTGCCTCAAAGTACTGTATGAATATACAGCATTCGGGCCAGCGGAACCCCCTGGCGCGCAGTCTTCCCCCCTCCACGCCTGCCCGCTAAATGGCGCAAAAAAGACTCATCCATGCGTCACCCCTTAGCGCCAGCATTGGCGCGACTTATCGGGGGGTGATCGGTGGTTGCCATATGGCGCAGATCGACGCAGTACAGACGCACTTTGAACGACGGTCTATGACAATCCCAGGGAACGATGGGGCATGGCGGTTCCGGGGCAGAACGTTGGTGCTGTTGGCGCGGCCTGCCTGGGTCACAAATACACAAACTATCCTTGCTCTTCGGGGGGCTGGCTTTGCATTTGATCCTCGTCATCGGTGGATGACTCATCTGGATCGCGATAATTGTTCAAATATCGAGCTATCACGTCACCATGGCAAGCAAGCGGTTTGCAGTGACATCCTAGACGCAATCCTCTTAGTGCAAGCAGGGCCTTATGCTTCGAAGGGTCTGAAAGAATAGTATCTTTGAAATATTCCTCGTAGCGTTCGATTACTCGCTCACGAGTTTGATCGGTGCCGGGTATTATGGGGAAGGGATTGCCCCACGGGCCACTGCGTCCAATATAAATATCAAAGGCGTCGCCGGCATCCCTGTTCACGGCGCGAGTAACAAAAAAAGTTGATACTCGCAATGGAATTTTTTGGTTTCGGCCTTCCCAAATCAAATCATTTATGTCTTCGCCCGACCAAAAGCAAATGATGTGCGAGGCGGATGCTGCAAGGCGTCTGGCTTCAATTTTCGCACGGCATTTCGCATGCGAAATTTTTGTCTCCGTGAAACGCGGGTCATTTTTTACGAAGTCTCGTTCATCATTTACACTCGTAATTTTCTGCGGCGTTCTATTTGTCAGAACCTTCGCCACCACCTTCTCATAGCTCGCCTTGTTGGTAAAACCTGATGAGAAAGCTATAAGAAGGTGGCTGATTTCAGTCATCGCTATAGTAAGTGAGAAATTGAGGGTTTGCTTGTTGCGAAACTCGCTAAGTATTCTACCGCAAGACGGCGGTGGCAAAACGTTGCCTCATGTTCGCTACATAAGAGGCAGCCGGCCTCAAGGAGTTGCAGCGGGACGTTTCGCTCCGCGTTTCGCTTTGCTAATCCTTCGATATATTTCTCTGAGTAAGCTGCCCAATTCATCGCTCCGCTTCGGTACGTCTTGAGTAAATTTGGTTCTGGACAAAGCTCGCGAAGCTCTACGTAGTCGACATTCAGTATTTCTTTTAAAAAAAAACTTAGGTCCTGCTTTTTTGCGAACCCAGCAAGTTGAGAACTGTTGTTCGTTCTAACGTCATATAGGGTTCTGACGTTGGAATTTCTCAACAGGTTAAAGAATTCGGCGGCGCTTTTTTTTGTAAATCCAATTGTGAAGATGGTCATGATCAATAGCTTCTTATGATCTCGCTATATTGGGGGAACGAGTACACGCCGTTTACCTGTAACCAATATCCGGTCCGTTCGCCAACCGTATGAACCCGGGAGAGTCCAACGCGTAGATAAACGCGGTTTAATCCGTTTAAGATGGCGTTTACATCCCCTATGCTCATTTTCCTTTTTTCAGGATCTCCAACAAAGTCATAGAGGCCGAGGTCTGTTATTGAAAGAAAGGAATATTCAGCGCCGGATTGGTCGGTGAAATGAATGCGGATTCGACTTTCATTATATCCATCTTGAACGATACGGACGGTTCCGGCTCGAGGTTGGATCGTTATAATAGAACGTGCTGGGCGTTCGTCCACTTTTACGACTTTCTCCGTACTCGTGATGCCGAAGCCATCTCGAACGCTTTTAGAGAGGGATTTTTTCAACAGCCGTTCAAAATCTCCTGCGGAGAGTGGCCCTGTATTTTCTAGAGAGTTATGCAGCCGGTCCTCATGATGCGGGGCGCTAACTTGATTCGGAAGATGGAAATCTCCACGAACTACCATCCCGGGTAGTATGTTATTTTTCCTGCAATCATCATGAGACAAGTAGTCGGGGTGTGATGACGTTGGTACCATTGGTCGAATGCAGGTTTTTCCATCCAGTGTTAAGCCAGCAACACAGATCTTGTTGTCTTTTAGCTTAAACCGGGTCACGTCGGTAATAACGATTGTCTCCATTTTCCTCTCCTTAGATGCATGGTCCAGCGCTAGTCGCGCTTAGTTTCTTTATACATCAAAGTGTCACACTTTGTTCTGCAACTTGTTCTGCAACTGAGAGACCCGTGCGCAGAGGGGTAAGGAGGGGAGTTGGTGTGGGTACTTTTGCGGGTACTTGCAAGTATGTAAATAAAAATATACTTATATTTCAATGTATTGGGATTGAAGTTTGAAGGGCACCGTCTCCGCCAGATAAGCTTCGGCGCTGGCTTAGTACCAGCGTTGAAGATAAAAACCCCGCAATCGCGAAAGTGATTGCGGGGTTTTTTCATGGGCTTTTCATTCCAGCGCCGCCAACAACGCGCGGGCTTGCTCCACCACGTCGGCGTCATTCGGCCGGAAATCCATACGCGTGGCCTGCGGCAATTGCGTGTAGTGCGCGTGGCTGCTGCGGGCGTAGGCGGGGTCGTAGTGGCGGTCGATCAGTTCGCGCGCCAAGTCGATGCGGCGGCCTTCGTCCACCATCAACAGCCAGTTGTTGATCACCTCGCGGCTGTGCAAGCCCAGCAGGCGTTGCAGCTGTGCCTTCAACCAGTCAGGGTTTGCGAACAGTTCCGCGTAATCCTGTTGCAGGAAGGCGGCGCGGTCTTCGCGCGTGGAGACGACTTCGATGCAGGCGCCCTGGTGCATCGCTTGCAGCAGTGCGGGCGGCAGCGCCACCGACCCGATCTTGCGGCTTTCTGATTCCACGTAGACCGGCCGGCTGGCATCCAGTTCGCGCAGGCGCGTGGCCAGCAGCGTGTCGAATCGCTTCTGCGACGGTTGGGCGACGCCGGGCAGCGCGCCCAATAGCGATCCGCGATGCGATGCCAGCTGTTCCAGGTCCAGGGTCTGCGCGCCTGCTTGGTCCAGCGCGTTCAGCAGCCGCGTCTTGCCGCTGCCGGTGGGGCCGACCAGCACGACATAGCGCAATGCCGCAGGAAGCGTGTCCAGCGCCTCGAGCGTGGCGCTGCGGTAGCGCTTGTAGCCGCCGTCCAGTTGGCGCGCGCGCCAGCCGATCATGTTGAACATCACCGTCATCGAACCCGAGCGCTTGCCGCCGCGCCAGCAGTACACCAGCGGGCGCCAGCCTTGCGGGCGGTCCGCGAAGGTGGTTTCCAGGTGCCGCGCGATGTTGCGCGCGACGATGGCCGCGCCGGTACGCGAGGCTTCGAAGGGCGAGACCTGGCGGTACAAGGTGCCGACCTGCACGCGTTCTTCATTGCTGAGCACGGGCGCGTTGACGGCGCCGGGGATGTGGTCGTCGGCGTATTCGAGCGGCGAGCGCACGTCGATGATTTCGTCGAAGTCATCCAGCTTGTCTAGGCTGGCGAGCAGGTGTTTCACGTTAAAGGCCGTTGCGTTGATCGAGGGGGCGGAAAGCCGCCACTAGGATAGAGCTTTCCGGCGGCGGTGGCTTGGCGCACGGGTTGCTATCATCCTCCATCTTCCCTGCCTGCCCGGAATATGGAATTTTCTTTTAAATGGCCGTTGAGCAACGCGAGGGCGTGACGGTCGAACGGGTCGCGGAGATCTACGCGATGCTTACGCATGGCGCCGGCGTGGCGCAAACCTAG